ACACGCGGAAGGGCAATCGCCCTGACGGCGGCCAGTTCGGCTTCTCTATCGCTGGTGGGCGCATCCGTGGCCATGTCGATGGCATCATCGCCGCAAGCCCCGAAGGCTTCGGGCTGGCCATCCCCGCGCTGTGGGAATGCAAGACTATGAACGCCAAGAACTGGCGCGCTTGCGTCAAGGACGGGGTGACCAAGTCCAAGCCGGTCTATGCAGCCCAGATCGCGGTCTACCAGGCCTACATGGACGCGACGGTCCCCGGCATCGCGGCCGCGCCAGCCATGTTCACCGCCATCAACAAGGACACGGCCGAGATGCACCACGAGTTGGTGCCCTTCGATGCGGATCTGGCGCAGCGGATGTCGGATCGCGGTGTGCGGATCCTGCAGGCCACCGACGCGGGCGAGTTGCTGCCGCGTGTTGCCCAAAATCGCGACTTCTTTGAATGCCGCTTCTGCCCATGGGCGGAGCGCTGCTGGGGGATGCCGACATGACCGACTCACCCAAAGACCCACCCAGTTTACCAAACCAATTCGAGGGATCCAAAATGAGTATTGATCACGACGATCACCACGCGCCGTCCGACACGCCGCCGCCCATCGACCAGCACAAGGAAAATCTGATCCATTTCAACCCGTGGCGCGATTTCAACGATGCGGTCTCGCTGGTGGATGTGTTCGGAGACGAACCGGACCCGGCGCAAATCGCCCAGTTCATGGGGGTGGTCTTCGGCTATTGCGACGGGTTGATCCCGGTCCGCAGCTTCATCGACAAGGGCCAAGGCATCGATGGCCGCCCGCACAACATCTGGATCGAGGCCAATGCCGCCACTGGCGATAAGATGACGACGTTCGCAACATGGGCCTGGCGCGAAGGGGCAGCGGTCTATGTCATCCCGGGCACGGTTGCCGCACCCGGCCAGGCAAAGGCCGCAGAAATCCTGCAGATGCAGACAGTGGTCGTGGATATCGACACCGGCGATATTGCCGCCAAGCGCGCCCATCTCGAACGCCATCTGGGCGAACCGACCATGGTTGTCGAAAGCGGCGGCGTGACGCCAGAGGGGCAGCACAAGGCCCATGTCTGGTGGAAACTCAGCGAGCCTGCCGAGGGTGATGATATCCGCCGTGTGTGCCGCCTGCGTGGTGACATCGCCGCCAAGGTCGGCGGTGACATGCACTTCCGCTCGGCGCATCAGCCGATCCGGGTGGCCGGCTCGGTCTATTACAAGAACAACCTTAAGACGCAGGTTCGGATCGTCGAACTGAATGTTGCGCTGGAACGCGATCTGGGCGAGTTCATCGATACCGTCGCAGACATGCCGCCCGCTCCTGGCGTGTCGCTGCAGCCGGATTTCGTGGCCCCTGACAAGCCCCGCTCCGACGAGGTCTTGGTGACCCCCGTGCGAGAAGGCGGGCAGGACGACTGGTCACGCTTCGAGGGGGCCAGTGCGGCGATCGGATATTTCATCCGCATGGTCCATGACGGGCGGCTGTCAAAGGACGAGGGTTGGGAGGCGATCTGCGGCTACAACGCCGCCATGCTGCGCCCGCAGTGGCCAGTGGAACGGCTCAAGCGCGAGTCCGAGCGGCTCTGGGCCATCCATGTCGAAAAGCACGGTGCCCCCCTGATCCGCCTCGACAGCGCGGCCCCTGTGCCCAATGAGATGCCAGCCTTCACACTTGGGGCGCTGCTCGACGACGCGAGCCCGATGCCCGCTGATATCATCGCGCCGCGCGTACTGACACCGGGCGGTCTGCTGGTGCTGGGTGGCGCGCCCAAGGTGGGCAAAAGCGATCTCTTGATCTCTTGGCTCGTCCACATGGCCGCTGGCGTGCCGTTTCTCGACTTCACACCGCCGCGTCCGCTGCGCGTGTTCTACCTGCAGGCTGAAATCCAGTATCATTACCTGCGCGAACGGATGAAGCAGATTGCGCTGCCGCAAAGGATTTTGGCTGGCGCGCGCGACAACCTCGTCGCGACACCGAAGTTGAAGATGCTGCTCGATACCGAAGGCAGCATGCGCGTGGCCGAGGCCATTCGGCGTGCCTTCCCGACCGATCCGGTCGACATCATCTGCATCGATCCAATTCGCAATATCTTCGATGGCGGACCGGACGGCGGCGGCGAAAACGACAACGGTGCGATGATGTTCTTTCTGAAGGACCGGGTCGAGGTTCTGCGCGATCACATCAACCCCGACTGCGGCGTGATCCTCGCCCATCACACGAAAAAGCTCAGCAAGCAGCAGGTCAAGGATGATCCATTTCTGGCGCTCTCCGGGGCCAGTGCGCTGCGCGGGTTCTACACCTCCGGTCTGATCCTGCACCGTCCCGACGAGGAAAGCCCCCAGCGCAAACTGGAGATCGAGCTGCGCAATGGGCCTGCCTTGGCACCGAAGCTGATCGACAAGGTCAATGGCGAGTGGGTGGAGATAAACCCGATGAACGAGCGGCTGGTGCGGGTCGAGGTTGGTGCCAAGCACGATGCGGAACGTGTGCGTAAAGGCGACGTGATCATCCAGATGATCGCCGAGCAGGCAGCGCGCGGCAAGATGTTCACCCCGACCCAGTTCGCCGCGAAGTTCGAGAACAAGGGCAGTCTTGGAGGTCAGACCAGCATTCGGGAACGGCTGCGGGTTCTCGCCACCAAGGGCCATGTCAAATTCTTGCGGGGCGAGTCTGCAGATGAATTGGGTCTCAAGAAAAATCAATCCAAATTTGGCTATCTCTGCGTCAGAGACATGTTTCTGAACACTGATCAGGATGTGGTTGATGATGAGACCGGCGAGGTATCACCGGCGTTCATCAAGGTGCTGCCAAGCGACTTCATGTGCGCGGAAACCGGCTCCCTGACACCCGTTGAAGATCCTGAAGTCTGGGTCGATCATGGAGAGAGAAACTCATGAAACTCGGTTGGCGATTTCCCCGTTTTCAAAACACAGATTGCCCGTGTTTTGACCAAAACACAGGTTGTGTTTTGAACATTCGTATTTTGTGTTTTGGAATTCCTACCTTGATATCAATGGCTTGCGCCAAAACGCAAAACACAAATCGCGCCATAGAAAAAACCAATCTGTGTTTTGAGATTATTCGTTTAATTTCAGAGGGTTACTTCAAAACACAAAACACGGATTTTCCTACCCTAAGGGGTAGGTGTTCTCCCCGCTTACGGCGGGGGAGACACCACCCACCCCTGGGCATTTTTTTGGGGCTAAAGTTTTTGATCCAGAACAATCCGACGACGGCGGCCAGTACCGCCAAGCATCAACCGCCGTCGTCTTCCACCCGAGCAACCCACCAGAAGAGGAGACCACTCATGGCTGATACGACTCTCGCCGACGCCACTCTCGGCGCAACCCCGAAAACGCCCATGCCACCTGCGCAGGGCCATCGCACCATCCTGGCGCTTGACCTGGGCACCACCACCGGCTGGGCTATCCGCGCCTGTGATGGCCTGATCACCAGCGGCACCGTCAGCTTCAAGCCAAGCCGCTATGACGGCGGTGGGATGCGCTATCTGCGGTTCATCAACTGGTTGACGGAGATTGACCGGCTCAGCGGTCCGATCGAGGCGATCTATTTCGAAGAAGTGCGCCGCCACGCGGGAACGGACGCCGCCCACGTTTTTGGCGGTCTGCTCGCTGTTCTGACCAGTTGGGGTGAACTGCGAGGGGTGCCGTACCAGGGCGTCCCGGTCGGCACGATCAAGAAATTTCTGACTGGCAGCGGCAACGCGAACAAGCAGGCGATGATCGACGCTGCCCGCAAGCGCGGCTTTAGCCCCGTTGACGACAATGAGGTGGACGCAATCGCCATCTTGCTCTGGGCCCTTGAGACGCAGGGAGGGCTCGGCTGATGGGTATGCGGTTCACTCCCCGTGGTTACGGCGGGCATCGCCGTGACGCCGAGCAGATCAGGCGTGATGGCTGGCAGGAGCAGCAGATGCTGGCAGTCTCGCTCGATGATCAGCGGCTGACCTGGCCCGAGCGGGAACTGGTGCGCCAACTTGGCGAAAAGCTGTCAGGCAAGCTGCCTCCGGTGCGGGAGGTGCGCAATGGCAGATGACTGGACACGC